GAACCAATGTCAGACCAAACTGGAAGTATTTATTGGACTGGAAGTATTGAATCAGACAATCGTTATGCTAGAGATTCAATGGCGGTTAGTGGAGTTCCTTCTCAAAGACTTCATTTCATTGACCCAATCAAAGGAAGAGTTACAGCCCAATATCAAATTTGGCTTGATTAATCATCTTCATCTATATCATCGCCATAGTCTGAATAATCAGCAGTAACTAAACGCATATTGGCAACGTCAACATCATTAGCCTTTGCGTTTGCCATACTTTCTTTGAATGTTTCTACGGTTCTTTTGCACAAATCATCTACGGCATCGGGATATTGCAATTCTGTTCCAAGAGTTACCGATAAACCGCCGCAAGTAATTTCGATTTGTGTGTAAGCCATAAAAGAATTGTAAGTGCGTTACATAGTATTAACGCAACTATGTTTGTTTTGTTTGCTACGTGGCTTTGTAAACTGTTAATGACCTTTATCTATATCCGAATAAGGACAAGAAGCCCTGAAAGCCTTACAAAGCCTTTGTAGGCGTTTAAGCCCCTATTTAGCCTTGCCAAGTAGGCGTAACTCGCTACTTATAACGTTATGTACTTTGTAACGCCGTTACCCTTATGATTGGAGAAGGCGCACGCGGTTCGGGTATCCCCTAGGGGAGCGAACCAGAAGTGAAAAAAGCCTAAGGCTTAGCAGGTAAAACTGGTGAACCGTTTCAGAACATTATGAATCCCTAGGGAATCTGAACGATTGACAGAAAACTTGAGGAAGTCAAATTACATAGAGAAGGCACGAGAAGTTACATAACTTCTTACTTGTAACCAGCCGAACAAATTGAAACGTACGCGTTGCCAGCAAATCTAGGTTAAAACAACTACACGACTTCAAGAGTAATTGGTTCTACACAAAATAAAGCACCGCACGTTGCCAAGCAACCATAAGTCAAGAACGCGATGACCCGAAAGGTGAGCGATACAGATTCAAGACTTTAGCGCAATGCAAATAAAAGTGAATAGAAGATGGTGAAGAGCCTCAGTAAATTCCGAAACTGCGTTAACAATAAAAGTTAGCGCAGTCTTACTAACCGCCGATTAGTAACTGATGAGGATAGGCACTAACAAAGGGATAAATAAAATGACAACAACTTCAATTCACGACGCAAGCAATAAAGTAATCGCAAGTTACGAAGAAAAGCAAAAAGTAAAGTTAGAAATAATCACAATGCTAACTGGTAAAGCGGGAGCAAATATCGTTACGAACAGCAATAATAAATTAACATTTCAATTTAACGGTTTCACAATTTTCGTTAAGAACGATGAAAATGGTTATCGCATTCAGGCTTACCAAGGCGGAATGGAAAAGTACGATTTCTATAATCAAAATAAGCACGCAACAAAAGCAATCATTAACTTAATCGCAACTTCAATGAAGGCAGGTAACTAAATGCTATACACAAAACTAATTGCAAAACGCTTAAAAATTACAATGCAAAAAGCCGCACTCGTTCGTGACTTTATTGAATCTTATTTAGAGATTGATTGGTCAGAAGCAACTCTAAAAGAAATCAACTTAGTAATAGATGAAGCAGCAAGCCTAATGAATATCAAAGCAGTAACTACAGTAAAGGGAGCAAAATAAAATGTCAATGACAAGAAAAGATTACGAGTTGGTTGCACGAATCCTAAAAATGAACTTAGAAAATAATCCAAATAACGACGCAGTTCAAGAAATTATTTACAATTTCGTAGGAGCGTTTCGTGCGTATCCAAATTACAACGAAGCAACTTTCAGAGACGCTTGCGGAGTTAAGTAAAGGCGAAACACCCGCAAGGGTGTCCGACGTTGAACGGCGTCGCTGATGAGCCTCATCAGAAACTAACAAAGGGATAAATAAAATGACACTAGAAAACACAACATCAGAAACAGTAGAAATAGAACTAACTCCAGAACAAATTGCGGAAAACTTTATCAAAGCCAATTCCGTTGCTTCTCTCATAGAAGAATTTGTAAATCATTACAACGCAATCGAATCTCTTAAAAAGCGTTTAGAGTATTCAAAACAATCTTCTAATACTGACCGCGCCAAAGTGTGTGAAGTTACAAATACAGTAGAAGAATTTCTCAAAGAACATATTAAAGAGAACGATTCAGCGTCAGTAGAAGAACTAAAAGAACTTGCAGAATCGCTAGACATTGAACTTACAAAAACAATAAACGTTTCATTCACAGTTCAAGTAGAAGCAGAACTAACTGTTCCTCTTGACTTTGACGAAGAAGATATCAACGACGGTGATTTTAATATCAGTATTGACTATTGCGGAAGCCATAACGACGTTGATTGTGACGACCTTTCTACTGAAGTAGATGACTTTTCAGCAGAAGAAGAATAAGGAGAAAAATAATGTTAGAAAATGTTGAATGTAATTTATGTGACGAGCCAGTTCTTTCCGATATTACTTTGGATTTGGCTTATATCGAACTAGCAGCGCAAATATTTGCTCGCGCTATCGAAATAAAAGATTACAACCACGCGCAAGTTGTAGTAAGCAATTTAATGTTTAGTGCGCAAACACTAGGTAAATATGCAACTCATAAAGCACACTCAAACCAAACAAAGGGAGAATAGAAAATGATAAAAAAATTATCAAGTGAGGCTTTTGCTATTGAACAAATGGCAGAAGAAGTGTGGAAGCAAATTCAAATTCTTGATGAGTCAATAGTTAAATATATTGACAATCGTGCTGATGAAGCAATTTCATATCGTGGATATTTTGATAAAAGATTTCCACTTTTAGCGGAACAATTCAAAGGTATTCATAAGGGTATCGGACAACTAATCGAAACAGAAGGAGAATAGAAAATGACACAAGAACCTAATTCGTTTATAACTATTCAGCCGAATAGTCATTATCACAATGCCGCTTATAACGAATCCTTATGTAAATCAAATCAGTATTTAGTGATTGATTTTTATTCTTGGGTTAAGTGGTACAACGAAGCAAGATTTCAACGCAATCCGTTAATACCGACTCCAGTATTTGCTGGCGATACTTACGAAATTGCTTTGGAAGTATGTAAAGAACTAAATGAAGGCGTTACAAATCAACCACTAACAACGAAAGAAGGCAAATAAAATGGTACACGCATTAGAGCAGTTCACAGATGGCACAACAGCGTTCTTTAGTAACCGCGAACCTGCTTGGCACAAACTCGGTACGGTAACTGACGGCGCATTAACAGCAGAAGAAGCGTTGAAAACTGCTTACCTTGATTGGGAAGTTAAGAAGTCAGAAAACCCAGTACAAGTTCTTGTACCAGATGTAAATGGCAACTTCTCAGATGAAAACGGAAAGAATAATCTCATTACCACTAACGATAAGTTTATGACTTATCGCTATCATCCAAAAACAAATATCGCAGAAGCCTTAGGCGTAGTCGGTAGCCGTTACACACCAGTTCAAAATCTTGAAGCATTTTCATTCCTTAACGGAATTGTTGATGAATCAGGCGCGGTATTTGAAACTGCTGGAAGTATAGATAACGGTAAAAAAGTCTTTATGACTATGAAACTTCCAAAAGGAATAACGCTCGGTGGCGTAGATAACTTGGATTTGTATTTAATGGCGTGGAATACGCACGATGGTACAAGTTCATTTCAGGTAGTAGTAACTCCTATTAGAGTTGTTTGTCAAAACACTTTAACTTGGGCTATCGAAAGCGCAAAGAGTACGTTCTCTTGGCGTCATACACCACGCGTAACAAACAAAGTTCAAGTAGCGCGTGAAACTCTTGGTTTGACATTCGCTTATGTAGAAGCGTTTGAAAAACAAGCAGAGGCATTACTTAGTCAAAAAATGACAGATAAAGAGTTCTACAAAATCGTTGAAAAGATGATTCCTATTGACGATGAATCAACTCGCGCTCGTTCTTTGGCTGATACTGCTCGCGCTACTCTTAATGGATTGTGGAAAGCACCAACACAAGCCAATATCGCTAATACAAAGTGGGCGGCATATAACACGTTCGTTGAATATGCAGACTGGGCTAAGCCAGTACGCGGAACGAATCAAGAAACTGCTCGCGCTGAAAGAATCGTAACTGGATTAGGTGACGCGTTCAAAGCAAAAGCGGTTTCACTTATTTCATAACGTTAACAATATAAATAGCGTCAGTCTTAATTGGCTGACGCTATTTTTATAATACTAACTGAAAGAGTCGTTTCAATCATTACTTCTCATATAACGTTTCATAAACTAAAATAACTAATGGAGGCAACCCAAATGATAATGACTTTTTTTGATGCTTTATTTGCGCTTGTTTTTTCGTGCTTGATTCTTTTTACAATTAAATTAAACGGAAATCCTAATCGTTTAACTGTGCGCGGTCTGCGCTTTTTATTCATAACTTTAATTCCTGTGGGATTTATGTTGGCTATATTCGCCACAAATTTTACTTGGATATGTGATACCACAACTGGCTGTCATATCGGTTGGGGCTTGTCATTTTAACTTTTACTAACGTGGGTAAGAGTTACCTACGAAACCAACAGGAAGGCAAACCAAATGGCTAAAGTAAAAATCAAGGCAGTACTAAATGTAGAAATTCCAGAGCCAAAGAAGTCTTTGGAAAAGCAAACATCAACGGAACGAAATGATTATGTAAGACAATGCGCGGAAGAAGCGATTCTTGATGCGTTGCAATTAGCGGAACTCAATCCTGAGATTCTAAAGATTCGGTTAACACGAACAGAAAAGGGAGAATAAGAAATGGCAAATACATTAGCGGTAACTAGCGACCAATCCTTTTGGGATGAAAAGCAAATCGCGGCACTAAAACAAATCGGATTAGCCGATGCGCCCAAGCCAGAGTTAGCAGTATTTCTTCATTACTGTCAACGCACGGGGCTTGACCCATTCGCTCGCCAAATTTATATGATTGCACGTGGCGGCAAATATACAATTCAAGCCAGCATAGATGGTTTGCGTATCGTGGCGCAACGTTCTAATAACTACGGCGGACAAACACCGGTGGAATGGTGCGGTGACGATGGAGTTTGGAAAGATGTTTGGCTTGCTAAAGAAAATCCAGTTGCGGCACGTGTCGGAGTATTTTACAAAGATTCGCCACACCCAACTTACGCGGTAGCCAAGTTTGAATCTTATTTTGCAGGTTCTCCTATTTGGAAAAAGATGCCTGACTTAATGATTGCTAAGTGCGCGGAAGCGTTAGCACTACGCAAAGCCTTTCCTAATGACCTTTCAGGTATTTATACCAATGATGAAATGGCTCAGGCGGATACGCAAATTGAAACTTCTGTACAAACTAAAGTTCAAAATGTACAAATTCCAGAAGCGGTAGTTATTAAGGCTAATCCTGAAACGATTTCAATGTTACAAAATGCGTTTTCAGAAATTCTTATTACTAACGAACTTGCAGAACTTATTGCTTTGCGTAACTCGTGTATTGACGAACTTGATATTGAGTTTCCATTAGGCGATGGCACAGGCGTAACAACGTTACGTCAGCAATTTGATATAGCGCGAAAGAATTTTTCAAAATGAGATACGAAAGAAATCAAGATTTAATGGAATTTGATTTCTTTGGAGCGTTGCGCCCTGCGGATAAATTCGAGCAATTTCATTATTTGAATCCGCAGGTATTTCTCGCTCTTGAATCTATGGCTTATGACTTAATTCAACGTGGACGTAAGCGGATTGGAATAAAGATGCTTATGGAAGTTTTACGTTGGAATTATCAGATGGAAACAGATGACCCTAATTCTGATTTCAAAATAAATAATAATTACGCGCCGCATTATTCGCGTTTGCTAATCGAACGTCACCCAGAGTGGGCAAGCGTTTTTGAACTACGACAACTAAGGAGTATCTAATGACTAACGCTGTTACTGATAAAGAATGGCTTGCGTTACTTGCAAGCATTTATAAAAGTACGTCAATAAGCACTACAACTACAAAATTTACGGTTAACAAAATATCTGATGATGCAGTTACCGCTATTCCCGTTGATAAATTAAAAGAGTTACACGACAATTTAATTTATAGTGGATTTTCCGATACAGAAGCATTAGTAATAACAGCGCAGGTGGCTTCCAATGCTAAGCGAACCATTTAGATGTTGGTATTGCGCAAACTGGAAGGTCAACGAAAATGACCAATGCTCAGTCTGCGGAAACTCTGGAAAGGAGAACCCACGTGGTAACACCGCAAAGTATAGAAAATAGATTGGTAACGCTAAGTAAAGAAGTTGACTCATCTCATAAGTTTCTTGAAGAAGCAGAAATGAGTTATCACAAAACCAAAACCGAATTTGAATTGGCTATGGCTAAGGCTCGAATTTCTTTTGGCGATACCAAAATGCGCGTACAAGATATACAAGACCAAGCGTTAGTAATCAACGCCGATTATTACCGCGCACTTAATTCATCAGAGGCTACCGTTAAAGCGGCACGTGCTAACGCTACGCGAATCAGAACGCAGGTTGACATAGCCCGTTCTATCGGTACTTCTGTCCGCGCTTCACTAGAGATATAACTACTAACAAGGGATAATAAAATGGAAATAAATGAAATGTTAATGAAGGCTCTCACGTCATACGACAACAACCGCGCTCGCTCTATGCAAAAAGAGTTAGGCGTATCTTCAATCGGTGGTTGTCGCCGTTCTGTTTATTTTACTTTGAACGGAGAACAAAAAACTAACGAAACATTAAAACTTCCTGCGCTTATGGGAACTGCAATTCATAAGATGATTGAGGAAGCAATTACAGAAACAACTTGGGGAGAATATCAACTTGAATTAGAAGTTGAATTTGACGGATTAAAAGGTCACGTTGATTTGTATATCCCAGAAGTTGGCGCGGTTGTAGATTGGAAAACCACAAAGATGAAAGGCTTATCGTATTTTCCAAGTACGCAACAACGTTGGCAGGTTCAGTTATACGGTTATTTGTTATCAAAGAACGGTCAAGAAGTTAAAACTGTTTCTCTTGTAGCGATTCCACGTGACGGCGATGAACGTTCAATAAAAGTTCATACCGAAAATTATGATGAAGCGATAGCACTAGAAGCGTTAGCGTGGTTAGAAGATGTTAAAGAACGCGTAGAAGTTCCTGAACCCGAAAATTACGCCAACTTTTGTAGCCTTTATTGTGGTTACTATGGCGAACTTTGCGGTGGCAAGGGAAAAGCACAAGCCGTAGAAAGTATTAACGATGTAGTAATTATTTCTGCGGCAGAACGCTATATCGAAGTTTCAAAACAAATCAAGGAATTGGAACTCGAAAAGGATTCTGCCAAAGAAGCGTTAGAAAATATTGACGGCGTTATTCCTAGCGGTATAAAAATCTCTTGGGCAACGGTTAATGGTCGAACATCAGTCGATGAACTGGAAGTTGAAAAACTTCTTGGCTATGTTCCGAAAAAGCAAGGCGAACCCTCTATGAGATTAACGGTGAAATAATGACTTGGGTAAAAATTAACGATTCGTTTCCACACCATCCTAAGATTATTGACTTATCAGACCAAGCGTTCAGAGTTCATATACGCGGTTTATGTTATTGCGGTCAATATCTAACAGATGGCTTTATTCCTTATACAGCAGTTAACGCGATGATTTCCGTTCCAGAAACTAAACCGACTGACGAATTGGAGAAAGTCGGTTTATGGTATCGAACGGAAGGTGGCTTTGTAATCCACGATTACTTAGAACATCAAACATCAAAGAAACAAGTTGCAGAAAAAAGAGAAGCAACAAAAGAAAGGGTAAAGCGTTACAGAGAAAAGAAAGCGGTAACTGAATCTAATGACGATTGGAGTAACGCTGATGTAACGCGACCAGAATACAGAATACAGAACACAGAAGTCAGAACACAGAATACAGATAGCAGAATACAGATTACAGAAGAAGAAAAAACCGATGATGAAAATAATTCAAATTCATCCTACGAAGTAGAAACAACAAGCGATTACGTAAGTACCCTTCCACGCGTTAAAAGCGCGAGAGAAGCCGTTGAAGCCGTTTCTGCCCGTCTTGATGAGGCGCGTAAGAACGGAATAAACGCTTGGAATCTTTCTCGCCTAGTAGAAGATGAATGGGATAAATTACATAACGCTAATGATATTGGCGGATGTATTGCGTTAACCGCTTGGTATGTTTCAGAACTGCAATCGCGTTCTCTTACTTCAAGCGAAATTGGAAGAATTGGGCAAATGACAAAACGCTTTGGACGTATTGCTTTATTAGCAATTGACGAAGCGGCAAGTAAAGATTTAACAGACTTAGTAAGTTACGCATATCGCGTGGCACAAAATATGTATAAAGAGAGGCAAGGCAAATGAGTGAAGAAAAAGATTTTCCGCGAATAACACTAGAAGTTAAGTGTGATGGAGACGAAATGGAACTTATTAAATATCTTAAAAATGAAATAATACCAAGATTAAATGGCGGTTTTACAAGCGGTTATGAAACTTGGTACAAAGGTTGGGTTGCAAATTTGCAAGGTAATCATTCAGAGGAAACGTCACCAGAGACGATAAGAGAGGCAGAGATTAAATGAAAATATTTTGCAAAGATAATCATTGGAGTATAAAAGAAAATAAATTGCACTTAAAAGGAGAATTACAAAAAGTTGCACAAATGGAAGCGGCAATAGAAGCGCGTGTACGTATGCAAATTTATAATGATATTTGCGATATGAAGTTAACAGAAAATCGAAAAGCGATTGTTAAAGCAGGTGTAGATAACGTTGCACTTTCAGTACAAGCGTTATGTGCAGATAAAGCGTTGGGATATAAATAATGTCAACTTTATTTGTTATTTTAGCAATTCTATTATTAGTGTTAATAGTTCCTTTTTGGATAGGAGTTGTTGTCGCATCTGTAATACATATTAAAAATAAGAAAGGCGGATGCGATGGCTCTTGTCGACCATTTTGAATTATTACAAACAGTAATGGCTCATATTGAATCGAAACGTTGGAAGGATGACCCTATGAATCAAGAAGCCTATTATTGGAAGATGGGTTATGAAGAAGGATTAAATGTTGCGCTTAATGAAGTAAGGAGAGAGTTATGAGCCTTCCTTGTTCAAAAACAGAATGTAAATGTCCTCATACCGATTGCGATTACGGGATGATAGAAGTAACGCAAACACACATAACTGAACGTACCTTGCGAGATGGTAGTAAAAAACAATTAGAGCAGGTATATTTAGCGTCAACGTTTTGTCCTACGTGCGACCCTGAAAGAGCGCACATAATCGCAACTTCTACATCAGCCGATGAACGCGACAAACGATTAAGAGAAAACTCTCACTTCAAAAAATCCGAAAGATATGACAATCTTGAAGCGAGTAGAACCCGAACTCTGTAAGGAGTACGCAAATGAAAACTCTAAAAATAATAACGGTAATACTGCTTGTAATTTCTTGGACGATTCAATCTCCAGCAAAAGCAGAAGCACCTTCCATACCAATTAAACAAGTAGTAACAGTTGTACCAATAGAACCAAAGACATATGCGCTTAATTCCTTTAGTGATTATGGATGGTCAAGACTTTCCTTCCCTTGCCTTGACAATTTATGGACTAACGAATCACATTGGAATTCAAAAGCAGACAATCCAAATAGCACGGCATTTGGCATAGCCCAAAAATTAGGGGAAGATTCAAAGAGTGCTGTGATACAAATAGATAACGGTTTGAGGTACATTAGTAACCGTTATGGAAACCCCTGTGCCGCTTGGAAGTTTTGGCAAAGCCACTACTGGTACTAGCGCGCACTTTTTTGTTAACGGCAGACCCGTACCTCAGGGGTCTTTGAAGTTTATTAATGGACACGCGATTCACGTGCGCGCTCAGGACTTAGCATTATGGAGAGCCGATATTGCTAATAATGCGCGCCACGTGAATGTATCCAAAGCCAAAGGCGCTGTTCAAATAGCGTTAACTTTTGTTTTTAATAAACCAAAAACCGTTAAAAGAAATGAACCTCACGTCAGACCAGATTTAGATAAGTTAATTCGTGCTGTACTTGATGGATTAACTGACGTGGCTTATGAAGATGACCAGCAAGTAACCGCTATAACTGCAACTAAAGTTTATGGCGAAAATCAAGGCGTATGGATACGCGTTACTGATAGAGAATTAGTTGCTACTAATGAATTGGTAGTCAACAATAATTCCGATTAACTCATCACTATATTCAACAAAGGATTCAAATGGCATTTCCGAAAGGCTTACGCGAATTGGTTCTGGCACGGTGTGAAGGCTACTGCGAAAAATGTGGCTATGGCTTACCAGAATCATTTGCTTTACATCATAGAAAACTTAAATCACGGGGCGGCAAAGATACTGTTGAAAATTTAATTGCGTTACATCACGGATGCCACAATGGTAATACAGACGCGGTTCATTTTAATATAGCGTTATCAGAATCAACTGGTCACATAGTTTCGACACACGCAGAGCCTTCTAACATACCTTTAACGCTTTCAGATGGTTCTGTTGTTACACTAACGGTTGATGGCTCATACGAATACCTAGAAAGGAAAGAAGGCTATGGCAGGTGAAGGCGTAATAACAGTTACAGGCAACTTAGGTGGCGATGCAGAATTGCGTAAGACTCCTAATGGAAAACTGGTAACAAGTTTTAATCTTTGCAATACACCACGTTTGCAAGTTAATAACGAATGGGTTGACGGCGAACCTGTTTGGTTCCGTTGTTTTGTTTGGGGCAAAGATGCTACGGGTGCGGCAAATGAATTGCGCAAAGGTTCACGCGTAATTGTTACTGGTCGCTTTGCAGTAGATAACTTTGTTGACAAAGAAGGTAAAGAACGTAAAACATTAGAAATCAACGTTGATAATTATGGATTAACACCGCGTAACGTTGCGGCAGAACCAATAATTGTTAATCCAGATATCATTGTTGAAGACCCTATAGATGACCCTTGGCTTTAGGAAGGTATTATGAATTCACAAGAAGATGTAGTTGATTCTGTTACTGCGTGTGAAATGTTAAATGTTTCGCGCACTAATTTGCGTCAGTTTGTATTTCGCAAAGTATTAGTACCAGTAGGCAAACAAAAACGCCGTTCATTATTTAAGTTGGCTGATATTGAAGCCTTGAAAGTTTCTCGCTTGCCGTCTATCCCTTCGGCAGAGTGAGTCAAGAAAAGGCGTAGAGCCGAATCCCCTGCGCCTTTTCACCCCTAATATTTGGAAGGAACCAAATTGGAAATTGAAAAAGTAGCGTTAAACAAATTAAAGTTTGACCCAACTAATGCGCGCAAACATTCCGCACGTAATATAGAAGTTATTGCTAATTCATTAAAAGATTTTGGTCAACGTAAACCTATTGTTGTTACTGCGTTTGATGTAGTAGTTGCTGGTAATGGAACTCTTGAAGCAGCAAAAACTTTAGGATGGAAAGATATTGAAATTGTTCGCGTTCCCGAAGATTGGACTGAAGAACAAACTAAAGCGTTTGCGTTAACAGATAATCGTTCTGCTGAGTTAGCAGAGTGGGATACAAGTGCGCTCGCTTCTCAACTTCTTGAATTAAGTGATTATTTTGATATTCAAGATTTTGGTTTTAATCCTTTAGTACAACAAGAAGTAGAAACACCGCCTACTGATTTTCCTGATTTTAGTAATGATGCAAAGACCGCGTATTGCTGTCCTAAATGCAATTACGAATGGAATGGCGCACCCAAATAATGACTCACGAACTTGCTGAGCCTGTTAGAAACATACTGTTAGAGAATAGTAAGGCTGATGGTTCCTGCGGCATACTCCTTTCTAGTGGCGTTGATTCAAATAGTATTTTGGCAAGTTTGTTGCGTAACGGAATCAAACCAACGGTTTATTCTTTTCGTGTAGCAGGGCATTACTCAACTGATTTTCGTTATGCGGCACGTACAGCAAAAAGATTGAATTTAGATTTTGTTGAAGTAGAAATATTGCACGACCTTGATTCAATTATTAGGGATGTCCGGTGGGCTATTCACTATTTAGGTTTCCGCAAAAAAGCAGATATTGAATGTACTATCCCTGTTAAACATATTATTGACAAAGCGCGTGAAGTAGGAACTGAAAACTTATTCTCTGGCGCGTTCGGTGACCATTATTTTGGTACTACAAGAAAATGTCACGTTACTGCTTACACAGGTAATAATCTTGATGACCCTACTTGGCTGAATAAGTATCGTGAAGAATCTTTGGCTGACTTAACTATGAGCCAAACTCATAGGTTGGGAAGATATGCAAAGCCGTTTGGCATAACGGTACACGCTCCATACGACAGTCCACCTCTTGTTAAAGTATTTCATAACTCTTCTTGGCGTTCAATTAACAAACCAAAACAAAAACTTCCTGTACGCGATGCTTTTCCTGAGATGGAAATTTGGGGAGTTGGTAAAAAGAATCAACCTTTACAACTTGGTGATTCTCGTATAGCAAAAACATACGAACAACTTTTAACCTCTGATTTGAATACAGGTAATTGGAAATCAGTAGTTGGTATTTATAATTCAATAGCGAAAGAGAAAACAAATGCCTAGAGATGAAGTAATGGCTGGCGATAAATGGAAATTTGATGCTGATGTAACAGAAGTATTTGACGATATGTTGTCTCGTTCAATACCTGATTATGTTGGTATGCGTAGAGCCACGACTGAGTTAGCGTTACGGTTTGCACAAAAAGGTACGGATATTGTTGACCTTGGTTGTTCACGTGGAGCCGCATTAAAACCAATTATTCAAGCATTAGGCGTAGATGATTATGATTACATAGGGCTAGAAGTATCTGAACCAATGATTGAAGCCGCAGAATTAGAAATACCTAATGCTGAAATCTATAATTTTGATTTAAGAGATGGTTATCCAGAAGTTCAAAGTTCTGTAACGTTATCTATATTAACTTTACAATTTGTTCCTATTGAATACCGCCAAAGAATTATCCAAGATGCTTATGAATCAACCGTATCTGGTGGCGTGTTTTTATTCGTTGAAAAAGTATTAGGTAGTGACGCAGTTTCGGATAAAGTTCTTGTTGATACATACCTGAATCGCAAAGGCGAGAATGGTTACACACAAGAACAAATAATTGCTAAGCGCAGAAGTCTTGAAGGCGTTCTTGTTCCCGTTACAAGTGACTGGAACGTTGACCTTATGGAACGCGCTGGATTTACTAACGTTGAATGTTATTGGCGTCAACTTAATTTTGCTGGATGGTTTGGTATTAAAAAATGAATATTGAAAACGTTATGGAACACGGCGCAGAAGCCCATAAAGACTTAACGGTAACTTTACCTGTTTGTTGTTACCGCGAAATCATTCGCTTAATTGCTATGGATATTCAAAATGCTCCTGTACCAGAAGAAATGACTTGGCAAGAACGTATTGGATTTTTAATCGCCAAATCTAATCTTTCCAATATGGTCAGGGAGAATATAAATGCCATCATATGATTTTGTATGTAACGATTGTGGCGAAAAGATAACAGAAACTTTTGGTTTTCACGAAAACCATCTTGTTGATTGTCCTCAATGCCTAAAACAAATGAGAAAAATAATCAAAGCAACGCCAGCAGTATTTCGTGGAACTGGTTGGGGTGGAAGTAAATGAACCCTAATTATGTAATACCAACTATGGCTGACGTGGCTAAGGTTAAAGGCACAAACGGTTACAAGATGATTAGTACCTTTAGTGGTTGTGGTGGTTCCTGCTTAGGTTTTGAAATGGCTGGCTTTGATATTCTTTGGGCTAATGAATTCATAGAAGAAGCAAGAACAACGTACGCCGCAAATCACGATACCGTTAAAATGAATGGTCAAGATATTCGTGAGATAACCGCCGAACAAATCCTTGAAGAAACAGGATTACAAGTAGGCGAACTTGATTTGTTTGAAGGCTCTCCACCTTGTTCTTCCTTCTCTATGGCTGGAAGTCGTGAAAAAGCGTGGGGCAAAGATAAAAAATACAGCGACAAGAATCAACGCTCTGATGATTTATTCTTTGAATACTCTCGCTTGGTTAAAGGATTACAGCCCAAAGTATTTATTGCTGAGAACGTTGCTGGCTTAGTACGCGGCAAAGCAATCGGTTATTTCAAGGAAATCGTAAAGGAATTATCTGACGCTGGTTATTTAGTTAACGCTAAAGTGTTAGATGCTTCTTGGTTAGGAGTTCCACAGGCTCGCCAAAGGTTAATCATTATTGGAGTACGTAATGACCTTGTAAAAAAGTTCAACGTTAAGCCAGAGTTTCCAACGCCGTTACAATCTCGTTATGTGTTGCGCGATGTAATTGACGTCAATGAAGAACGCGTTACACACGACCCAGAAACAAATCACGATATTACTCTTGACCGTTACGCTGTTGGTAACGCGTACGATGCTTTGCGTATGGGAGAACAATCTCAAAAGTATTTCCAACTTGTCAGACCATCTTTAGATAAGCCTATTGGAACTATTACCGCTACTGGTGGAGTAGTTGGCGCCGCAAGCGTTACTCATCCATTACAAAAACGTAAGTTCACTCTTGGAGAATTACGTACGCTGAGTTCTTTTCCTGCTGACTTTGAATTAACAGGAACGTTTCAACAACGTTGGGAACGTATTGGAAGAAGCGTTCCACCACTTATGGCTAAGGCTATTGGTGATGCAATTCGTTACAACATACTTGACACGTTACGTTAGAGTGTACGCATAGGAAGAATAACGGAAGGATGATATGAGTATAAATGAAAGGCGTTCAGTTGAATCGTATGTAACTGCTTGGCAAGAGTTACGGATTAGCGTGGCGCGTTTAATAATGGAAGCAATAGTTGAACACGGTGAGGAATCAGTTCAAGCAGAGATGATTCGACAAGGATTAATGGAGAGAGTTAACTAATGAAAAAAGCACTTTACGTATGGATAACCGTTATTGCTGTAAGCGTTATTATGCTTGTTGTTCTAGCGTTAACAAGTAGTCCTGCTCACGCGGAAGATTCAGATACGCCTATTGTTAAAACTGTTTACGTTGACAAGATTGTTTACGTGGATAAACCAGTAACGGTTTATGTTGATAAGTCAGTAGCGCGTACGGTTGATGTTCCCGTTACTAAAACTGTTTACGTTGAAGTTCCTGTATATGAAATTATGCCCGTGACTTCTAATCCAAAAACTATTAGAGCGATGATGAAAGTAACACACGATAGATACATAACGTTACTTTCTAAATACCGTGAACTAATGAAAGCAAAGAAAAAGTAATGGCTGGTAAAGCAAGACCATCGCGCATAACTCCATCGGTATTAGAACGCGAGCGCAAAGTATTGGAATTGCGACGTGGAGGATTAACGTTTGATTTAATAGCCAAAGAACTTGATTTCAAACACGCGTCAGGAGCGCATAAGGCTTATCTAAATGCCTGTAAAAGAATCGTTCTATCTGAGGTTGTTGAGATTCGTAACATAGAAACTGAACGTTTGGATATTGCACAAACGGCAATATGGAACGGCGTATTACGTGGAGATATACCAGCAATTAACACGCTACTAAGAATTATGGAACGCAGAGCAAGATTGCTTGGTTTGGATTCACCTACAAGGGCGCAGATTGAGGTTACTACTTATGACACAGGAACTATTGACGCAGAAGTCCAAAGACTTGTCGGCTTACTTGGCACATCGAACAGCACGAAGGGTGCTTTGGACGCACCAACTAGCGCGACCTGAACAAGTTCCAAACGATGAAGAAGAATGGAACACGTTATTGCTATTGGCTGGTCGTGGTTTTGGAAAGACTCGTACTGCCGCAGAATGGTTAGCGTGGCAAGCCATAAGGTTTCCTAAAACTCGTTGGGCTATTGCCGCACCTACTCACGCTGACGCTAGAGATACTTGCGTTGAAGGTGAATCTGGAATTCTCAATATCTTGCGAGAGTATGGCGTACTGAAAGATTACAACCGTTCTATTTCTGAAATCTTTCTTGATAATGGTTCGCGTATGAAGTTGTTTTCTGGTGAAGAGCCTGACCGCTTTCGTGGTCCACAATTTCACGGCGGTTGGTTTGATGAGTTAGCAGCATTTAAGTATCCAGAAACGTGGGACCAATATAAGTTTGGTTTGCGACTTGGTACTCACCCAAGAACAATCGTTACTACTACGCCACGACCAACTAAGTTGATTAAAGGTTTAATGGCAGACCCAACAGCCAAGATAGTTCGTGGTTCAACTTTTGATAACGCTAAGAATCTTGCCCCGTCTGCGCTCGCTGACCTCAAACTTAAATATGAAAACACGCGCTTGGGGCGTCAAGAATTATACGGAGAAATCCTTGATGTTGTTGAAGGTGCATTATGGAATCGTGAACTTATTGAAGCGGCACGAATAACTCCTATTGAAGTACCGCCTTTGGTTCGTATTGTTATTGGCGTTGACCCTGCTGTAACAAGTGGAGAAACAAGCGATTTAACTGGAATCGTGTCTGCTGGTATAGATGCTACAGGTCATTACTACATCCTTGATGATAAATCGTTACGCGCTTCTCCTGATACTTGGGCGCGTGTAGCAGTTAACCTTTATCAAGACCGTAACGCTGACAAGATTATTGCTGAAACAAATAACGGTGGGGATATGGTTATCATCCTTATGAAGCAAGTTGACCATTCTGTTGCTACTAAAAAAGTAACAGCAACTAGAGGAAAGCAACTCAGAGCAGAACCAATCTCATCGTTATACGAACAAGGCAGAGTTCATCACGTTGGTTATTTTGCTGAACTAGAAACGCAGATGTGCGAATGGACACCGATGGATAAGGATTCGCCAGATAGACTTGATGCATTAGTCTGGGCTCTTACAGAATTAAATACTGGTGGTGCTAGTATGATTGCGCTCGCTGGTATGTCTTTGCTTTGTGTAAAGTGCGGTATGCCATCGCCTAAGACAGCAAGTATTTGTTTTAGTTGCGGTACTCAACTTGAAAGGTCAGCGTAATGGCAACTCTTTATAGTACAACTATTGACCAAGGTGCTGACTGGTACATTAACTTTACTTATGAAAATAGCACAGGAACGCCAATTAACTTGACTGGCTATACAGCCGCAATGCAATTACGTTCAGAGCCAAGCGATTTAACTGCGGCATTATCTTTAACTTCTTCTAGCGGTATTACAATTACAGGAACAACGGGATTAGTTGCAGTTCACGCTACCGCTACTCAAACAGGCTCGTTACAAGCAGGAATTTATTATTACGATTTAGAAATAACTTCACCGACAGCAATCGTTACTAGATTGGTTCAAGGACAAATAGTTGTATCGCCACAGGTAACACGATGAGCAATATTGTTGTAGTTCAACCTATTACCCCTAGTATAACTGTCACAGAAAATACGTCACAATTAAATGTAACAAGTTCTGGACCACAAGGCGCGACAGGCGCGATGGGATTAGTTCCAGTCTTTTCACGACAAAATGAAATATCTACTGTAGTTGGCAATACGCGTTTCTACTTTGATTCAACAAGAATCATTTCACAAATCAGAGCAAGTCTAGGAACAGCACCTACGGGTTCAGGGGCAACGTTCGATACGTTAATCAACGGCGTATCTATTGGGACTGTAACAATTCCTGCTAATAGCAACACGGCAATTCTTACTTTATCGAAAACTGTATATGCAAATGATTATGCTACGGTTAGCATATTGAGCGTTGGTTCAACAATCACAGGTTCGGATTTAACTTTAGTCTTGACAATTAACTAAGGAGCAAAACAATGGCACTAGCATCAACAACAGAAACCACACAAGCACTTGTATCAACTGGTTGGGCTTATGTGTCGCTTCATACAGCAACCCCAGGAACTACTGGTACATCAGAAGTCGCTGGTGGAACTTACGCACGTGTCGCCGTAACTTGGAACGCCGCATCTGCTGGTTCAATTTCAAACTCAAACGCTTTATCTCTTAACTTGCCAGCAACAACTACTGCGGCATTTTTCGGAGTTTGGTCTGCTCTTACTGGTGGAACTTATTACATTGGTGGCGCACTTACTCCTACTGTAACAACAGGTGGTACTGCTGGCGTTGTAACTATCGCCGCATCTGCTCTTACTGTCACCGCTTCCTAACTAGGAAGGGGAACAACCCCAAATGGCAATCGTATTAACGACTACCAAAACAGCAATAACATCAACGACTGCGGCTACAACTGCAACCGTTTCTTATACTCCTGCTGTTGGTCAAAATATCTTATTGGGAATGTCTTGGAACCCAACAGGTAACCAAACTCCTACGATAACAACCGTCACCGATACTGGTGGCGGAACGTGGGTTGCGGTTGGTTCTATATTAAGCGCACCTGCTACTACTGCCGCAGGAAACATTCTTCAACAATGGTGGTATCGCTCAACTAAGTTTGCAAATACAACGGCAGTTACAGTTACCGTTACATTTAGTGCCGCTACTACTTCAACAGGTTCTATTTTTACTGCTACTGGCGTGGGTGCTACACCAACAACGGTAATTTCTGAAATAGGTACAGGCGCAACAACAGCCGTATTAAATACTGGAACTCTTGTATCTGGTGATGCTTTAGTAGCGATTGCTCTTGGTTATGGAACATCGCCAGTTATAAGTAACGCAACATACGGAAGTTTTACCGCTATGTCAGGCGCAATGACTATCGGTACTACTGTCGGTGGTCGTTCTTTATATTCGACAACAGCAGGCGCAACAACTGTTGGTGCAATAACTATAACTGGAACCGTAACTGGTTATATGGTTTCTGCGGTTTACTTAACGCAAGCACAAGTAACAGCCGCAACACTTACTTTAACTGGCGCAACATCAGGCGTTAAATTAAACTTTCCCATTACAGCAACAGCATCATTAACTTTAACTGGTAACGCAATAATTCCAGTAACGGCTACTGGTTCTATTTTTTTAGTAGGTTCTTCAACTGCAAGTTTAAGTTATCCAGTATCAGCATCAGCATCTTTATCTCTTAATGGAAGCGCAACGCAAGAATTAGATTTTGCCACTACGGGCAATGGCTTTATAAATTTAACTGGTTCGGCAACAACTAGCACATCTTCGCTTGTAACTACTGGTTCTGGCTTCATTAGTTTATCTGGTAACGCTTTTATTGAAGAAGATTTTCCCGTAACAGCAACGGGTTCAATTAGTTTAAGCGCGAGCGCATTAGATAGCCTTACATTTATTTCCACTGGTAATGGTTCAATTACATTAACTGGAAACGCAATAGGAGAAGAAGATTTTCCTGTTATGGCAATCGCTTCTCTTTCTTTATTGGGTAACGCTTTTAGCGGTATTGCCCCCGTACCTGCTACTGGCTTTGGTTCGTTAACTCTTAACGGTTCAGCAACTCAATCACTTTGTTATCCAGTAACGCCAACAGGTTCTATTTCTTTAACTGGAAATGGAGTGCAATCTCTTTCATATATTGCTACCGCAACAGGTTCAATAACTTTAACTGCTTCATCTACGGATACAGAAACTTTTCCCGTTACTGCAACTGGAACAATTTCGTTAGCAGGAACAGGAACAGCGCAACTATTACAAACATCAGGTACGGGTTCAATTACTCTTAACGGTAACGCAACTTCTTTATTAACATTTGTAGATACAGCAAATGGTTCATTAACACTTACCGCTAATGGAACTATTGGATTAAAGTTTCCTGCTACTGGTAATGCTTCATTAACACTTAGCGGTAACGCAACAGATACCATCGCAATATCAGGTACAGCATCTATATCTTTATTGGCTAATGCAAACGTTGGCTCGTTTCTTATTACTACTGGCTCAGGTTCTCTTTCTCTTACCGCTAACGCAAACGCAATTATTAGTTACTTCACTTCTGGTTCTGGTTCTTTAGGATTATCAGCGACAGGAACGCCATTACTTTCTTATGTCACTACCGCTATTGGTTTACTTGGCTTAATAGCAAGCGGAACAATAAGTCAACCAAAGTATTCGGTACTTGGTAATGGTTCATTAAGTTTAGATAGTTCAGCAAATAGCAAATTAGTATTTTCGGGAAGCGGTAATGGAAGCGTTACGCTTAATGGAAATGCCTCAGCAAGAATCCTTGGAATGGGCTTTATTGGTTGGGGAATACCAGTATGATTAACACAACGCTGAATCACAAGAGCGACTAGGAGACACAATGGGCTTGCTTGATAACTTTGCAAAAAGAGTAGCGGAAGAACTAAGTAAATCTCCTAACCTTCCTGTCGGTGCCGTATCTATGACGCAGGAACAAATGCAACAACGTTCTAATGCAAATTTAACTACGTACGGACAAAGCGTTGGATTACCACGCGATGTAAATGCACCTATGGTTCCTTTCTCACCGGGAATGCCAATTATTCCTGGAGCCATTAACCCACCGTTAGATGAATCAGGTCGTCCTGCACCACGCCGTTATGAATTTCAAGTTGCACAAAATATTAACGTTACTGAAACACGTTTAGTTCCTTTTAAGACTTTACGTGCCGCCGCAGACCAGATAGATATTTTGCGTCGTTGTATCGAAGTATTGAAAGCAAAAGTTTCTGGTTTGCAATGGGATATTGTTTTGGCGGAAGATGCTTCTGAACAACTTATCTCTGAAATAGGTGGCAACCAAGTACGCGCCGCAGGTATTGCAAGAGAACAATTTAATGATGAAATTTCTCGCTTACGTCAATTTTGGGAGCAACCAGATAAGAGTAACGGTTTGGTATTTGCAGACTGGCTTAACGTTGCGTTGGAAGAAATTCTTGTACTAGATGCTTGGGCTGTCTGGCCTCAAAGAAGTGTCGGTGGAGATTTAATGGGATTACAAATCCTTGACGGCTCTACGATTAAACCTTTGATTGACGATAGAGGTATGCGCCCTGCTTCACCGTATCCTGCTTATCAACAAATTCTTTACGGTTTCCCACGTTCTGAATTTTCTGCTCCAGAAGAAGATATAGAAGCAGACGGAGAATTTAGTTCAGACGAACTCGCTTATATGATTAAAAACCGTAGAACGATGACTGTTTATGGTTACTCACCAACAGAACGTTCTCTTGCCGTTGCAGATATTTATTTGCGCCGTCAGCAATGGTTACGTGCGGAATATACCGATGGCGTTACACCTGAACTCTTAATGAAAACCGATGCAAACTTTGGTAATAACCCAGACTTGCTTCGTGCTTATGAAAATATCTTCAATAGTGATTTAGCAGGACAGACAGAACAACGCAAGCGCGTTCGCCTTCTTCCAGTAGGTATGGAGCCAGTTCAGTTCGATGGTTATGGCGAAAGATTCAAAGATGTTCTTGATGATTATTTAGTTAATTCTATTTGCGGTCACTACGGAGTTATGCCAGCAGAAATTGGTTTCTCTCCTAAAGGTGGTTTAGGTGGAGCAGGTCACCAAAAGGGTCAAGCCGAATCAGGTGAGGTTATTGGTTCACAACCTTTATCTAATTGGGTAGCGCGGATGCTTTCTAATCTCTCTTATGTATTTCTTGGTATGCCACGCGAACTTGAATTCAAGTTTATGCCTAGCGAACGTCAAGACACAGAAGCAATAGCACGTACCCACGATATTGAAGTTAAAAATGGTGCGATAACTGTTAATGAGATGCGCTCGCTTGCTGGTCGCTCTTTGATTGATTCACCAGAAGCAGATATGCCTATTATCGCGTTAGGTAATACCGCTTACTTCATAACAGAAGATGGCGTTAAATCTTTTGAATCTTTTGTTGACGCTACTGCAATACAACCTCCTATGAATAGTGTTGGAGATTTGCCTAATGACGCTGAAACTAATGAGCCAAACGAAACCGCAGAGATTGAAAGCCCAGAAGAAGAATCAAGCGATGCCGTTAAAGCGCAAGATGAAATTAAGCGTTTCTTGCGATGGATTAAAAAGTCGCCAGACCGTTCTTTCAACTTTCAAGCGGTTCCTGTCGTTTATTCGGAAGTGTTAAACAAATTCATTTCAATAAAGGATTATGACTCAGCACGTTGGTATGCCGAACGCTATTTGGCTTAACTAATGAAAAAGTTGTTCAGCGAAGCCAACGGCGCAAAGTTAAGACTTGCCGCCAGACGTGCTGATTTAATTCGTAACGCAATAAAGGATTCTGTTGACGTTAATAAAATTATGGAAGCGTGGACTCATACGCATTTCACCGACACTGTTACGCCAGCGCAAGCAAGAGAATGGGCGCAAGTTCATATCTACTTCGACAAGAAGCCATTAAACAAAGCGTTAGAAACTATCTATGCAGAAGGTTATGTTCTTGGAGAACAAATGGCGTTTGCTGCATTAGCCAAGATAAGACTTAACAAATCAGCCCCGACATTAAATCAAATGCGCGGTGCTATTGGTACTCCTTGGAAAACTTGGACACCGGGCAATAAAGCAGCCGCACGTTTATTGAATCCGCCTAACGGTTTGAAGAATCTATTGCAATCTCGTGGTGTAACAATAGACGGTATGAGTAAAACAACTCTTGACCGCATAGGAAGTATTCTTGCTAAAGCGTTAAAAGAAGGAGCAAGCCCACGTAGCACGGTTGCTTCTCTTTTAGATGTATTGCCAAAACCAACGGAAGCGCGAGCGCAGGTATTACAGGCTCTTGGTTATAGTGAAGTTGATTCTATGTTGTCCGACCCTGAACGCGCTTTAATGATTGCCCAAACTGAAATGAGCAGAGCCGTAAGTGTTGCTAATCGTGAATTGTATTTGGATTCTGGCGTTGAATTGGTAGAGTGGCTTACTGCTGACCCTTGTGATGAGTGTCAAGAGAATCAAGATGTATCTCCTATCAGTATTGAAGATACATTTCCAAGTGGAGATACTGAACCCCCTGCGCATCCTAATTGTGTTTGCGACTTAGCCCCGTATGTTGTAGATACTCAAAATATTGGTGAAGATGCGCTAGCATTAACACTTGACTAAGGAGAAACTAAATGGCAATTCAACACGTTAATGCAAGTACTCAAACAACTGCTACACCCCTTGTCACAATTAAAACAGGGTTAAAACAATTACAAGCCGTTCAGATTTACAATGGACATTCGGCAGCAATCTTTATTGGTGACGCAACTATCGCAACTTCTGGCGCAACTATTGGACGCACTATTGCTGCCGCTGGTTCGTTTCAACTTTGGTGTAATTCAGGCGATACCATTTACGGAATTTCCGCTGCGGCTTCTGCTGTCGGCGCAATCGTTATTACTTACTCGGCATAATCAAACAAGGAGAAATCAATGGCAAATACCAATCTATCAACTTCATATGCCGCTATTACAAAAAGCGTTAAGCAAGAAGATGGCTCGCTTATGGTTTATGGAAAGGCTACTGATGACGCTATTGACAGCGATAATCAAATTTGCGATATGGGTTGGCTCTCTAAGGCTATGCCTGAGTGGTTTAAGTCTGGCGGAAATATCCGTGAACAACATTCTAATATTGCGGCAGGAGTAGCGAAAGAACTTGACGCAAAGAACGATGGTTTTTATATTCGCGCACATATCGTTGATTCTTCTAGTATTAAAAAAGTTGAAGCGGATGTGCTAAAAGGTTTCTCAATCGGTATTCGCGGTGCGCGAGTTCAACGTGATGATAAGGCTCTTGGTGGTCGAATCATTGACGGACAGATTGTAGAAGTAAGCCTTGTTGACCGCCCTGCCAACCCTAATGCCAAACTTATGTTGGCAAAATCTAACGGAACGGAAATAATCCAAGTGGAAGAATTAGTTGAACAAGAACTACCAACAGAAGAAACTTTAGAAGTTATTGACGCTCCTGTTGCAGAAGAAGTTATTACAGAGCCAGTAATTGAAACTCCAGCAGTAGAGGAAACTCCTGCGGTTGAAGAAGTAGTGGAAGCAGAAAAATCTGATTCTACCGATAAGTGTCTTGAATGCGGTTGCCACAAAGTAGAAGATAATCACGGTAGTGCTGACGTAACTACTGCTGAAATGGTTCAAGAAAAATCAACCATCACACCTCTTCCAATTATCGAACGCGTTGGCGATGTTCAAGATGAAGAAATCTTTGAATCAGAAGATGATTCAAGTAAGTCTGCTCTAACCGATAGCACGATTGACGCTATCATTGAGAAAGCCGTAAAGAGTGCAACTGAATCTGTTCGTACAGAGGTTGAAACATTAAAGTCTGCTCACGCAGAAGTTATCAACAAATTACAGGATGAGTTGGCTGTGGCAAATTCAAAAGCAGCAAGCGGTGGTCCAAAGCGCACGGCTGTAAAGCCAGTTGCTACTGGCGTTAATGAGTTCATTAACAAAGCAGCAGAATATCGCGCAAAGGCAAACGCAACGACAGACCCAATCCTTGCAAAAGGTTGGAAAGAAATGGCTACGGACTTTGAAGCCAAAGCCAACGAACTACTAACCAAATAAACCTCTTTACGAAAGGAACAAACCTAATGGCACTTAACGCGCCTAAGGCAAGTGACTTGTTCAGCGATGCAGTATCCGCTAAGGATTCAGCTGCACGTATGGATGATTTCACTTCCGAACTCAATAAGTCAGTAGGAAATTCTGTATCAGACCCAACGGCAATTATGTCTATCAAGTCTGGTCAGTCAACATTCGCAGAAGCAAGCGGAAGTTCAGTAGCAGTTTTGGAGCGTCTTGTTACAAACAAATCACTAACTCCTGATGCTCTTGCTGGTCTTAACAACGCTCTCGCTTCACAACGTATGGCTATGGGAGAAGTTAACAAAGATATTTCTTTGACTTCACCTCTTTCAACTTCTTTTGCCGCTTTCGATTTGGAAGCACCAGCAAAGTTGCTTACACCACGCCCAACACCACTTCGTAACAAAATCGCTCGTAAAAAAGGCGTAGGAACTTCTCATAGAATCAAGAGAATTACAGGTTACACAGGTACAGGTACAGGTGGACAAGGAAACATTTGGCCGGGCATTACAGAATCTACAACAACACAGTTCGGTCAAATTAACTACGAACGTGGCGCAAAGATTTCTTATACTGCTGACGACATCGTTCTTCCTTATAACTCTTACTCACTATCAGATAGCGTTTCTTTTGATGCTAACTTCTCTGGTCTTGGTTACCAAGATTTGCGTCAA